TGTTGCCCACTGACATCCGAACAGAGTTGGCAGCGGTGGGTTCCTTGCGGTACCCGTTGGCCAGTTCGGCTTCCGTAAGCGCCTTGCCGTGCATCGTGTGCGGCTGAGCGTAGACGTCGGCTTGGCCAACCTCCTTGCCGCCCACCTTCTTGCTGAACTTGGCCATGATCAGGCCCCCTTCTTGTAGGTGAAGGACGACTTCTTCTGGTTGGCGACCTTGGCCAGATTGCGACCCATTGCCTTCATCTGGGCATTGGTTTTGCCACCCTTGGCCAGCTTCGTCAGAGGCTGGCCTTTATGCTTGGCCTTCTCATGCTTGTGCACGGCGCCTGCGACCATCTTTTTGTCTTGCGCCAAATCTTTCTTGTCCATTTCCGACTCCTTACGTCGTGGTTACCGTTACTGTACCAATTTGGGCTTGCAAAACCAAGTTATTTGGGGTCAGCGCCGTATCAAAGCCCCGTGCCCCACCCACTGGATTCCAGCCCCACTGAATGACTCGACTACCGCCTTCGGGAGTACCCGTTTGATTCTGGGCAATACCCACGGTATCAACCGTCTGCAAACCGTTCAAACCTGACAGGTAGTAGCTCACGTCCGGGCGCGGCTCACGTACAGCCTGCGGGTCGTACACCGGGTACATGCCAAGTTGCAACTGAGGCTGATCGGGTTCCCAGCATTCCGGGCAAACCTTGATACTGACCATCTTGGTCTTGATGGTCAGCTTCTTCAGTTGCTTAAGCATGAACCGCTGAGCGCAGCGATCACACTCCGCAATCGTGTACTTGGCTGATGCGTATTTAGGCCCGGCCATGATCAGGAATAGTACAGGGAGCGGGGAACGAACCGGTCGCTGGCCTTGTCGCGGTCTTCTTCAGCGGCCAACTGCCACTGTTGTTCGTACTCAGCCTTCAATGCTGCAATTCGATTGGGGTCCATGTCTGGCAGCTTCATGGACATCTTGTACGCAAGACCTGCCACCATGCACTCCAACAGGCGGAACGGAATGTCTTGCGTCCTGACACCGGTGCCGGTGTCCTGAATGCGCCGCATGCGCCAGTACACGAACATGTAGTACGGATCACCAACAGACCCTTGGTTCGGCACTGGCCAAATGTTGACTGACGGAGGCCGCGATACAGAAACAGCGGCCCCGATGTTGTGCGTTGCGGCAATCGTGTTCTGTTGACCACGCCCGCAGTAGCTCAGGTACCCGGCGGTAGAACTGGGGCTCGGCTGCACCAATGTGCTGTAGCTGATCAGTTCGCTGCCAAGTTTGATGAAGCCCGCTGCGGCCAACTGGGTCACGTCATTCAGATAGATCGTGGTATCCGTGGGCTGCACGTTTTGCGTGGCCACTTGCGCGGTGGTCGCGTTATCTTCGCCGGTCTGGCGATTGATCCAGACCTGAATGGGGCGCCCCTGGGCGTACTTGTTGGGGATCGTGGAGTACGTGGACTCGCTGATCCGGTTGATGTTGATGTCGATCTGCGTGGTACCAGCGCCCGCGTTCGTGCGCGTGACCTGATCCAACAGATCAATCGTGTCGTTGGGCAGCGCGTAGATGACCTGATTGGGGTACAGAGGAATCTGCCCTTCCTCAATCGTCCACAGATTGATACCCCGATTGGCCCACTCGATAGTCAGCAGGTTGAGGCTGCGCCGCGCCGTACGGAAGTTATAGCCCGTGCGCAGTTCCTGCCCGCAACGCTCAAACGCCTCTTCGATGAGGTCGTTGACATCGAGGTTGAAAAGGGTGGTACCAGTGGTGGTCATCTAAACCTCGCGGTTTTCTTGGCGATGCCCTTGGGCTGCTTCACGAACTGCTTGCCGGAGGCTTTGCCTGCTCGTTTTGCTCGGGTTGTGGCGGCGTATTCTTGGGAGGAAAGACTTTTGATCGCAGCCTCTGGAAGATACCTCTCACCCGTGTCAGAAGATCGTTTACCACTTTTCGTCCTCCACTTCTGGGCGGTCCAGTCCTTCAATGACTGCTGCGACTTTTTAGTCACGGTAACCGCCACCCTTACTCTTGTACTGCTTGGCCAGTAGCTGTGCTTTTCTCGCGCTCCACTGACCTGCCGCCGTGCCTTGGGTAGCCTGCCCCTTGATCTTCTCAAAGAGCGACTTGCGCATACCGGGCTTGGTGTAGTTTCCGGCCTCATTGACCTTGGACTTCACCGCGCCACCCTCAGCGTACTGATCAAAGTCAGTATCGTCCCGGCGAGCTTTGCGCTTGGCACCCGGCATTTTGCTGGGGTTGATGGCCCCCATGCCACGCGACGCCATCATGGCTACACCATCACAACCATCTTGCCTTTGGTCTTGCCACGAACGGCGCAACCATCAGCACGGGTTGAAACAGTACCACCCTTGCGCATTGGAGCGCCCTCGGGGTCCCGAGGAGGCTCCTTCATATCCCCGCCAAATCTTTTAAGCATTTCGGCGCGGAAAGGACGCGAAGGGGGGCTCTCTTTTGCAGGTCGCTTTGGCTCGGGCTTGGCCTTGGGAACAGGCTCAAGCACAGCCATGCGAACGGCCTCTTCAGCGGGAGGCAGCTTGCCCGTGGCCATTTCAGCAGGCCTTTCCGCCGCGCTTCATGCCCTTGCCGCCAGCCATCTTGATCTGCGTGCCCTTGGTCTTACCCTTGATTGCAACGCCATCACGGCTAGGAGCAGCAGTCTTGACAGCGCCCATCTTGGAGGGAGCAACACCACCACCGGCCATTTTCTTCGTCTTCATTTCGGACTCCTTGTTAGGAAATTTGCGGCCCTTGTCGGCCTTCATGAATTCAGCCCCAACGGATTGGGGCACACCCGCTTTCTTGGCGAACTTGGGGTTGTTGGCCACCGCCGCCATGAACCTATGCTGTTTCCCGCTTGTGCTTGGCATGTCAACAATTCCACGCCCGCAGGCTTTTGTTAATCCTCGAATTCGGATCGCTTGCGGTTTTTGAGCTCGTCAACTTCTTTTTCATGCCTTTCATACGGGCGCAAAAAGAGTCGCGGCGTGGCCCGCCCTCCGGCTGGGGAGCCTTCAGCCCAGGCTTCCCTGGATTCGCGGCGTTGTAGGAGGCTCGCCCCTTGGCGTTCAAGCCGCCCTTGGGGTTCTTGCCTTCTTTCCGCTGCCATGCTGGGGACTTAGCCATAGAACACCACAGCAGTTGTGCCGGTGCCCGCAAGTGTTACGTGGATGTTGGTCAAGCAAAGCACGCCTTCGCCGGGAATGATCACGGAGAAAGGTGTTCCATCTTGCGCGGTTGCGGTCGAAATAAGGACCGTACCGCTTGCCCCACCATCGCGCACGACAACGGAACCCGTGGCTGTTCCGGGCGTGATAAACAGCCCTTTCAGACGGGTTCGCGCTGAAAACACCGTGGACGTCGTAGAGACGTACCCGGCTTTAACGTCGGTTTGCATCATGGCGATGCCCCCTTATTAGGCAAGCAGGCCGAGATTCTTGAGCGCCGCAACGACTTGGCCCATCGTGTAGCCGCCGTAAGTGGCCGTGTCATTGCTGATGCCGCTGGTATTGGCAACAAAAGCAGCAGCGGTCACAGCGGTCGTGGGCTGAACAATCTTGGTTGCACCGTAAAAACCGATGGTGTCAGCAGCAGCGCTGCCAATGCCTGCGTTACCGGTGACTTCTACGTTGTTAAACGTCGAAGTGCCGGTGGTAGCGGTGACGTTGCCAGTGATTGCGCCAACAAAACCATTGGTCGAAGTAACTGGCCCGGAGAAGGTAGTGGAAGCCATGCTTCAATTCCTCAAATTGCGCTTGCTGTCTGTGAGGTCAGTCCGCCAAGCCGGTCAGCAAGCAGGGTTGGAATCTTGGGACTGGTGGATTTATACACCCATCTTGGGAAAAAGAAAAGGGGGCCGAAGCCCCCTTTTCATCAGGCACCTTGCGAGCCAAACATGCCCAGCGGGTCAGACCAGCCGAACGAGTAACGCTCACGAGCCTTGTAGCGGACGTTGCCGGTGTCAAAGTCACCATCCATCGACTGCGACATAGGGGTACGCACGAAATGTTTCATGCCGTTAGGAACATCCGTGGTCAGGAACCAAGCGTTCGTATCGGTCAAGAAGTGGTTAATCGTGTAACCCTCGGGGATCGAGCCGTTGTTCTTCAACGCGTTGATGTCGTTGTCGGCGGTCGCCACGCGGAGTTCAGTCTCCAGCAGACGGGTCGCAACGAATTGCAGCGCGGGGGGAACAATCAGCTTCTTGGGCTTGGCAGCGATCAGCAGATCACGCTCGTCCGTCCACAAGCTGATCTGAATCACGGCGGCTTCCAGAGCCGTCTCGTTCAGGTCAGAAGGGGTAGAAGGAACGTTGCTGTTGGTACCGCCAGACGTCAGCGGGTGAGCATTGGAGAACAGCGGAACGCCGTCACCGCCCACGTAGCCAGAGCTAAAGCCGTTGTTCAGAACGGCAGCAGCCTTGACCTGCTTGGTGTACGCCATGGCACGAGCCAGAGCCTTGGTGTAACGAGCCGACAGCGAGTCATAGAGGTTGTCCTCGATGGCTTCTTCGGTCAGGCTAAAACCCAGAGCGATGGTTTCGTGGTTGTAGCGTGCAGTCCAGGCTTCCTGCGCATTGTCATACGCAATCGCTTGGCCTTCAGGCTTGACGGGAGCAGCGGAGAAACCAGAGAGCTTGGTTTCTTCTTCAAAACTACGCTCCGAGGTCTCGGTTTCGTAGATTTCTTTATGCTCTTCGCCATACTTGGCGTACTCCAAACCGAACAGCGCGTTCAGGCCGGGCAGGAGTTCCTTGAGTAGTTGGGCACGAGAAATAGCCATGTTAAGTTACTCCTTATCAGGCGGTGGCAGTAGCGTTGTAATACTCGTGCTGACCGTGGTTGAGTTTCACCAGAATCTCGGGGAACTGGGTGAAAACCAGGGTTGCACTAGCAGCGAACGCAGCGGACGGGGCTTGGTTCAGAACGAACGAAGTCGCGTTAGCAGAAGCTGCCGTATCCACAAACGAACCAGACGGGATGTAGTTACCGTTGGAATCCAGCGAACCAACGTCCGTACCGACCGGCAGAGCGAAAGGCAGAGCCGAGCAAGTAACGGTAGCAGTCGAGATGCTGGTGTACGTAGCGTTGCCCAACGACACAGCGGTCTCCGGCACCAGACCCAGCACGCGCAGCGGCAGAGCAGCCGTCGTGAGGGGAGTGTTGTCGGGAGCCAGAACTGCGTTGCGCGAGTCGCCCGAAGAGGTCAGACCCGTGTTGTTGATCATGGCCAAGTTCTGGCCGATCATGGCACGAGCGCCCGAAGCGATGGTGGTGCCCGAAGAGCACACCACGGCCTTGAACACCGTATCAGGATCGTCGCAGACGATGGCCACAGCGTCGCCAGCAGCGGTACCGGCGGGCCAGTACTGAGCGAACTGCTTCTGCTTGGTGGTGGGGTTGGTGTACGAGCAGCCGAGGAACACGCCAACAAGCGTGCCCGCAGCGCCGGTTTCAACCGTGATGCGCTCCAGATTACCGCGAACCAGCCCAACGCAGTCACCAAAGAAGATGCTTGTGTTGTAGCCATTCGCAATCGCGTAGTCACGGGTGGAACCCGCGAACACTTGACCGCCGATCAGATTGATCGGCTTTAGCCCGTAAGGGGCCGAAATGACAGGGTAAGCCATTTAAGGACTCCTAGAGATTTAAGTGCCTTTGCCAAAGCTGGTCGCGGACTTACGCTCCTTGAAGA